TATTTACGACCCGTCTCACAAGGGCGTCGGTCAGGTTAATGACAAGCTCAGGGGTTTCCTGTGAAGCCGTGGTAATGACAGGCGAATCCCATTGATCGCCCTCCCTGAACTGAAGGTCAGCCTTGGCACGGGCGCGGTCTTCCCCCTCAGCATCCTGAGCGGTCTTGAGCCGGCCCTTCGCCTCTTCCCAGATGTCCTCTTCCTTGAAAGCCAGAATATCGCCGTCTTCTAGGTCGCTCATAAGTTGTGCATCCAACTGGTTTTAGAGGGCCGGTGTAACGCGGGAAGAATAATCTGCTCAACCCCTTTCGGGTTTTCGGCTTCCTTGATCAGATCGGGGAAAAGGTCATACAGTGCCCACACCATTGCATCTGCTCGGTTTGGGGAGTGATCGCCTACATACCCACGGGAGGTAAAGCTCGTCAGCTCATCTTCAAGATCGCGGAATACGCCAGCCAACCGCCCCTTACCCTGCTCAAACAGGGATGAAACAGGTTCGGCACGAACCACTTTACCCCGGCTGGCATGGACGGAACGATAGGGCACTTTGGCATCTATGGAACGAATGACATGCTTGACCATTGCCCCACCAAAATTATCCTCTGCGACGATCCGGTCTGCCCGCCAGCGGTGATACGCATCTACAGCCACACGCCCCCAGGTTGCAGGACCCGCCTTGTAGGTGAGGTCTTCGAGTACATAGCCGCGTCCATCAATACCCAATCCCGCTACGGAGATTCCAATCTCGTCATTGTCAGCATTGTCCTCATCGTCTGCGCCTGAGGGATCAACCCCCACCGTAATACGGAGCATCTCGGGCAATTCGCCATCGAGAAGCCGCCACTTATCCAATGTCTCCTCAGGAAACAGGGCATCGTTGACCGCATCCCTGAACTCGCCTTCAAGGAATCGCTTACGAAGTCTCGGGGATAAAGCCTGAAGCTGGCGCAGATAGTCAGGATTAAGATTCTCCTGATTGTCCACCGGGTTCATTTGAAGATAGGCATAACTCTCGGGATCAGGCAGCGCGTTCTTGGTCTCAGGGTCCACTTTGAGCTTGAACAGCTTATACGTCCAATGGCCCTTATCCGGCGGGTTCTCGTCATAGTAAGCCCGAAGCGGCAGCGGCTTTCCGTCATGGTCAGCGACCAACTGAGCCAACCGGGTCAGCGCCATATTGCGGCTGTGATAGGGAATCTGGCTGCATTCGTTGAGGTAGATCGTGGCGAATTCAGTACCCAGTATCTTCTCAGTCCGTTCCTTGTCATCCAGTCCTCCATACCAGATTTCGGACCCACCCGGCAAGGTTGCGAACCAGTCCGATTTGTTCATTGTGTAGACCACATTGGGATAAACTTCTTTCATCACGCGTGGGAACGTATCGTGAATGATGGACTGCTTAACATGCCCGAACCGGAAGCGCAGGATGGCATGGCGGGAACCGGGAGCCTTGAGCCCTCGGGTAACCGTTGCCAATGTAAGCAGAAAGGTTTTACCCGATCTCGATCCACCCGCAAACATGGTATGACGCTGTGGGCCTCCCAATAATGCCGCGCCTTCCTTCTGCTTAGCGGTCAGATGAAAGCTCATTTAATGGCTTCCAGCACAAAAGCAAAGCGATCCATATCCGTCTGGGTGTGAATGATCTTGAAATCGGCTTTGTAGAGATAGCGGAAGTCGGTCATCGTGGTCTTTCCAACCTGTTCCGCATATTGGGATTGAGAGAGGAAGGCTAGCGTACCATCATTGATAATTCGTTTGTGGCTTGGATCACCCCATGCCCACATGCCATCCCATGAAGGAACAGTCGCGCAGAGCGTACCACCCGGCTTGAGGATGCGCCATAACTCTGAGAACTGCGCAAAAAATGTCTTGTAATCGCCCTGCTGCCCAATGTGCTCCAGCACTTCGTAGGCGTGGATTTCGTCGAACTGGTTATCTTCAAAGGGATAGGGGAGCTTTTCCAAATCCCATACCACGTCAGGCTTATGGGCTGGATTGATGTCGAGTGTAACAATCTCAGTCCATGGATTCTGGGGCCTAAATACCTTTTCACGGGAGGCGCCACAGCCGATCAGGAGTTCCATTACCAACCCTCGGCAGTCTTGGAAATGACAATCGGGGCGTTTGGGTCGCCTTTAAGTGTGGTCTCGGTCTTCTCACCATACTTCTTGGGCAAGAGTTTGGCGGCTATCCACTTGCGGGTATCTATGCGCAGCCTTGAGCGAGCGATTGCCTCCCGATTCTCTACCCATTGCGTATTATCCCCGTAATGCTTCTCCATCCAGTCGTTATGCCCATCGTCAGAGATCAAGCATAACTCATCAGCCAGCAGTTCAGCCTGTATTTCCCGTGCTCTCGCGTATTGGTCCTGAAAGTCTTTTTTGTCTTCTTCAAATAACCAGCGCAAAATGGTTGATTTTGCTGGCATTTCTTCATGTTCGCAGATTTCGCGGAGGGATTTTCCAGAGGCAAGCTGGGTACAGATTTTCTCTGTTAGCTCGGGACTGAATTTGGTTGGTCTTCCAATGGACATACTCGCTCCTGTTGCTGGATGCTGGACGGGGCGTACCACCAGCTTACAAAGTCTTGACACTCATCGGTTGTCGAGAATTCGATATATTGGGAATTCTCTATATCTTCTAGCAGAAATATCTGCCGAAGTCCACCGCTGTATCGTTTGACATCAAGAAGCTGGCCGCGTCTCCAGCCAATCGGGTGGTCGAACGGGATCAACTGCGGATACTTCCTCGGGGTAGATGCCAATCAAATCCTCCTCGCGCATGACCAGATGGAGCTTGTCGCCCCAATAAAATGTCTGGAAATTGAAGCCTCCAAACCCCACCCTATCCCCCACTTTAACCTTTGTCCGCCGGAACTGGGCGCTATCCCACATCTTCGTGCGGCGGTGCTTGTCCGGATGGTCGTATTTTTTGGGGTAACATCCCGGACCCACCGCCTTGACGATTCCGTGAATCGGCTTGGACTCGTGCAGGATTTGGAGAATCGCGGAGTAGACCGTCTCCAAAGGCTCGATGATGATCTGATCTCGGAGGGGATAAAGTGGGCTATCAGCCTGGATAGTGGTAGAGTCCTTCTGGGTAAGCTCAGCCCCGCGCTCGAAAGGTTTATGACGGATAGGCATTAACTGCGCTTCCGGCGATAGAGCGGCTCTTCCTCGTCTCCATCCGGCTCGACCGCTACTGACGTAAGCTGGATGGTCACAGAACGGTCATCGACATAGTCGTCTGAACTTCCCTGCCGCTCTGCACATACATACCCTTCGGCCTCAATCTTGAAGCGCGTACCGGATTTGGGGTTTTCACCGAGCCCCAGTTTTTCGAGTTCATCTTCCCCGAGCGTGATTTTGAGACCCCACGGATACTCAGGGCCTTGCATTTCTTTGGCTTCTTCCGACGCTTCTTCTCGCTCTTTCGCGGTATGCTTCATGTCGATAAGTTTCACAGGGACCTCCTAATGGTGCTTCCGAGCAGCTTTCTTGCGGCCAGCAGCGGCCTTCTTTGCCATACCCTTCTTGCCGTATTTCTCTCGGCCAATCATGGCGGCAGTCGCATCGGCTTCCGCTTTGGAATAGCCTTCCTTTTTCTGGATTTTGCCCGACAGTTTGCTGAATTTACTCACGCCGATTCTCCTTGAGCCTCTTGATACAATCCCGGAAGGTTCCGGGCGTTATAATGATGCCGGTTGTCTGCTTGCGAGCGACAGCACCGGTTCCGAAATCGACAGCATGGATTCTGGTAATCTGGGGAGTTCTGCGCCACATCGTAGGCCCCGTCGCCTGACTCCGGGCTTCTCGACGGATGGCCTTTGCGACCTTACCGCGCACGCCTGCGAGCCTCCGAATAGCCGACCGCAAGCCTTTGTTTTACATCGGGAAATTTGCGCCGCTCGCGCTTGGATTTTACGAAGCGCGAGATAAAGTGACTGAGCTTTTCGCCAGATGCACGTTTTGGCATGGGCACAGTATAGCAATAATTCAGTAAATATCTATTATCACGTAGGCCATATTAAATCCGTGATTATCCTGATGATTTGGAATGGAGGAAATATGCTCTACACCAAATTCTACACGATGAATTTTATACGAAATCTTCACGATCCCTAAGGGATTTTGAAGATAAGGATCTTGGACAAAGTGATATTGAGTGGCATTCGTATTTTTGGGCAAAATCAGATGCCAATCAAATGCCGGGTCATGGATTCCCACCCCGACTGAAATGTGAAAGCCATCTGCCAAGCATACCGAAGGAACCAACAACAGCAACAACATCAATGTTTTCATGGAATTCTCCTAGTCCGTTGAAAGATACATGCCGAGTTTCAGATATTCGGCCCACGTCCTGAATACGCCCTCGGCGTGCCAGAGCCGTATGGTTTCACGTGGAACATCTATTTTAGTTCGTCCATCCACTACATCATGGCATCCTGAACAAGCCCAAGCCGCGATTTCATCAGGCGGCTTCATGCCAGCCCCAGATAATCCCGCAAGCCGGTAATGGGCCAGTACTGTGGTCTCCGGATTTCCATTGCAACACGAAGGAATCCGGATCATGCAGGGCTTTCCCTTGGCGAGCTTGCGGAGATTCACAGCCTCCGTAGCTCCCGGTACAGCGCCGAGCGGTAGATGGTAGAGAGCGCGATGCCGACATGCTTGGCTGCGCGGTATGCCGTCCAGCCCTTTGCGATTAGCTGGACGGCCCGAATGGTAGCGGCTGAGGGACGGCCGGTCACTGTTTGTGGTCTTGGTGGAGAGCTATCTCGCGCAGCTCGTCCAATGAGACCTCTCGGCCACGGTGATGGTAGCTGTCGCGGTAGTCAGTATCCGGGCCTATCTCATCAGCGAGCCGCTTGCGGGCCTCGGTCAGGACGCGCTGGCCGAAGTCATGGACTTGGCGCGTAACGATGGATGGATCGGAGTCCAGTATCTCGATGCGCGCCAGAGCTTGATCCAGCGCTAGCATCATCTCGTCCAATAGCCTGCGCGGGACGTGCACCTGCGAGCGATTGTCGTGGCCCATTACACACGCTCCACGTAGGCGTATTGCAGCCGCCCCGGGGAGCCGACGCGGATGGACTCGCCACGGCCACCGAAGGACCGGGCGTCCTCCTCGTCTATCGTGTACCCGCGCTCCAGCCAGCCTGCACCGAGGCCAGTGACGCGATACTGCGTAGGTACGTTACCGCCCTGCGCAGAACCGCGGAACTCCATGACGGTCATGGTATCGCCGGCCTGCACGCTGCCCTCGATGACGCGGACGCGGATCTTGCCGTTGCGGGTGCTCTCGGGGCGGCTATAGGTGCCCTGGATGGTGATGGCGCTCATGGGTAATCTCCAGCCCCTGATCCCGAGGCGCGGTGGCTGGTCATCAGCCTATGGATACAGTATATAGCAAGATGCCATATAGTCAAGGGTATTTCACGTTTCTTTTTTCCCAAATTAGACCAGTTCTAAGGCTCCGTAAAAGGGGCGGCAATCGCTGCCATAGCACAAACCCCCATCCTCTCAAAGCTGGGCCTTTCTCGATCCACTTATAGCCGGGAATGGGCGTTGGTGGCGTTTCCTGCGGCTTATACCGCGCCTTATGCTTGATCTGCTCGCACTTCCGGCAGGTATATTTCGAGCCGTAGAAATCGCCGTCCAGCTTCAATTCATGATAGACTTTACTGTCCTCATGTAACCTCCTGAGAGCCAGCCCCACCCCAGCGGAGGGTGAAATGTCCGCTGTCCAAGTGGGTGAGGCTGGCGTTAACACTCCGGCGGCGGAATCATAATACCCAGATTCGCCGCACGGCTGATAATGAATTCTATGTATTCCGAAAACTGGGCCTTCACCTGTCTGCTAGATCGTTCGCGTGGACGCATCTTCTTCCTGCCCAATACGTCGTATTCTTCCCAGCCAAAGAACTCACCCAGAAAATAGTTGTGCAGATCGTTTACTTCATTTCCGGTCTCGCCCGAGATCGTACGGTACACCACACCAAATAAGTACCGATTCTGCTGCTCAGTCCGGCGCGGTTTCCAGGGGAGTACCAGCAATTCACATGGGAACACGATCTTCAAATGCTCGACAGCCGCCAGTGCACGGCCGTAATCACTGTCGTTTTTGCAGATACGCGAATAAAACGGGCGCTCTCTCATGCCAGCCCAACCGCTTTCAGGGCTTCCAGTGGCGAATGCACCAGAATGATGTCCTCACCACTTGCCAGCATCTTCTTCTGTCGCGGGGTTAAGTGTCCTTTCGGCATTTTGACCTCCAGCTTGTAATGCTTGGCCGCCCGGATGACGTGCAAATCGTAATCCCTCCGGCATTCGACCTGACAGCCCGCTTTGCGCAAAGCGTCCACAATCTCGTCCTCGTTGGCATCCCGTTTTGCGGCCCAGCGGTGTATGCTCACTTCATCCTCCGTTCTTTGGAAAGCAGATAACACCGGCGGCAGAGCAGCCCGGAACCAATGGAGCGCGGCAACCCACAATCCATGCACCTATCCTTGCGCGGGGCTTTCGCCTTCGGAAAGCCGTACATTCGTGCTGCCTGCTTTGTCACTTCATCCTCCGTTTAATCTTCACAACATAGGGACTGAACTCGGCGTCAGGCTGGGTCCCAATCAACTTTCAAATCATCCAAAAACGCACACAAGAGGTCTTCTGGAGGAAAATCGAACAACATATCGCCCGAACTCCATCCTGAAACGCTATCGTTATCCACAGCAATTGTGCCCTTGAACTTTCCAGCACGGGCGGCTTCGATAAATTCCTTTGGGGTCTTATAACTCATTTCATACGCTCCTTAATTTTTACAACATACGGCGAAAATTCCGCATCACTGCGGGCCAGTTTCAGACTCACAAAACACGCCTCGATGCGGCGCTCCTGTGGCAACCCAACATGAAAACAGCGGACACCCATCGCCCATGTGCGCGTATGCCGCTTGCAATACACCAGAAACGCCACGCCATCGCGTATATTCCGGCGGTTGTCGTGGATTAACTCATAGCGCGTTACATGCGGGTCGAACATCCGCGCCGTCGAAAGATGCAGCCCCATGCAGCCAGCCGATGCGTGGTCTATCTTCGAGACACGCTGAACGCAGGCGCTGGATTCCTGCAAGACAATCGCCGGAGTGGTTCGGCATAGATCATACTTCTGCGCGACTCTACAAGCCTGTTGCAATTCATGGCGCTGAAAGGAATGCAGCCCAGATGCTTGCGCTTCGGCTCCAACCAAAGTGACTGCAAGCAAGAGGGCCGCAATTCGGTTCATATCATGCCTTCCAGCTCATCCAGCAGCCCGATAATTGCTTTCTGGGCTCCCTGTGAACGACGCAAGGCTTGGTCCAAACGAACTAAATGCGCTTGCACCGGAAGCTTGACCTCGCCTTTTTCTCCGATGGGCGTTGGGAGGTTGCCCCCACGGAGCCTGTCACATATTTTTTCCAGTATTCGCTGGATGGCCTCGCACTCTTTAGCAACTCCTTCCGCTTCGTCGATTTGTTCTGATAACCGTGGCTGCGCGGCTTCACATTGTGGCTTTAGTTCATTCATAACTTCACCTCAGTAATACACAGCGGAATGCTGTGTTTCAAAAATATGAGCGGTCTGGCAGAGATTCGCCGGTGCGCCGGTGTGGCATGCGAGCAGGAGAGCGGCTAGCTGAGCGGCGGTCATGCGCCAGTCCTCAGGATTGCTTCACCGATGATTTGCGGGATTTGCGGAACGACTGCGTTTCCTTGCGCTGTAGTACGCCCCACCCTATCGGGAATCCCATCAGCCACTCTACAAAGGACGGATTCGGTTTCAGGCCATTGTTGGCCGGCCCACGTTGGCCTGTCAGGATTTCCGTCAACCCAGGCGGATAACCCTCGTTCCCATATGCCGTGTAACCACGGCTCGCGCGGGGTGTCGGTAGCAAACAAAGTGCCGCGAGCGATGGAGATTTCCTCTTGTATTCTGCTGGGGCACCACAGTCCTTCCAGTCCCTCGCGCATGGGGTAGGCAATAAGCCAGAACCGTTCTCTTTCATGCCAAGCGCCCAAGTCTGACGCGCATATAGAATCCCATTCCGCGTCATACCCGAGCGCGGCCAAGTCCCCGAGAACTCGGCCAAGTCCCCGTCCAAGCAAAGCTGCGACGTTTTCCACGATTGCAAAGCGTGGTCGTATTTCGCCAACAAGACGGGCGTACTCTCGCCATAGCCCGGAGCGTTCGCCTTCGAGTCCTGCGCCTTTTCCGGCGACGCTGATGTCCTGACACGGGAAGTCTCCGCAGAGAACGTCCGGTCTGATTCCGTCAGCGGCAAGTCGGTCTGCCGTGAGGGTTGTAATATCGTCATAACAAGGCACCTCGGGCCAGTGTTTCTTCAGTACTGCGCGGCAGAACGGCTCGATCTCACAGAACGCCACCGTCTTGAATCCGCCAGTGCGCTCAAGGCCAAGCGAGAAACCGCCGATGCCGGAGAATAGGTCCAAGACCTGATACATCACGCAACCAGCCGATACCGGGCAAACCGCTTACCGTTCCGCTGGACCATCTCCGCCACGATATTATGGCCGTCGTGGATAAGGTCATAGATGCGTCCCGACAACCGGGTGATGCGCCACTTCTGGATGGCCTGCCACGAAGTCAGGGACTTGCCGCTCTTCAGGTGTTTCAGGATTATCTGGTTCTGGCTCATTTCGATTCCTCCAGTGTTATTCCACGGAACATCGCATGGTTCGGTGTCACCTCGACGAACATCGGCAGAGAGCCGCGATCCGCCTCCCGATAAAGCTGCTCCATCTGCTCTCTGGTGACGTGGATCACAGCCGGACGCCTGCCCTTGTTCACCTCATAGCCCCGCAGTAGGTCATCCAGCATCTGGATCAGTTTCTGGGTGGCGAGGGTGGTCTTGGCGCTCATGTGTATTCCAAAAGTTTCGTCTGAAGTGTGGCAATCAATTCAGGCTGTGCTGCGATTTTATCGCGCACAACTTCATAGGCATCTTTTACAAGTTTTTCTGCTGCAATAGCCGATGATTGTTGGAAGCGGTGACGGTCAAGATTGTGCCACACATGTAGCGTGAACTCGTCCGCAGTTTTATCGCCACTCAAGATGTTTCTAGTCACCTGTTGCAGTGTTGGCAGGCCCAGACACAAAGCGCGGAATTTAGGTAGGCTCGGTGGCCATTCCTCACCCGAATTAATGCAGGCGGTAACACCTTCACCGATTTGCGAAGGACTGAGATTGGTAAGTCCGGCCGCCCATGTATCATCTGTGTCGGTTGGGCCATAACTCGACAGCCAACGATGCCCATAAATCGCAGTCATGCGCCGCCACAGTTCGTCGATAACCGCCGGGTCAGACTTGCTTGGCACGGACTGCGGCTCGTTCTGCCGTGGCCCGCTCGACAATCTCTCGGGCAGATAGCTTGCGGGATTCTTTTCCATTTGACTTGCCTCCAAACTTCTCGAAATTGAGACACCATGTCCGCCAGGCAGCGCTCCAGTCCTTCATAACCTTCCCATGGGCCAGATGATGCGCCTTGAAGGCCTCCAGCTCCCGAGGGACGTCAAGGATGCCTTTGCCTCTTGCGTAAGCCACCTGAGCATCAGTCAGCTCGAAATCTGGGGGGAGCGCGGTAGCGCGGCCTCTAACTCTTATTGCTTCTGTAGATGCTTCTGCTTCTGTATCTGTTATCGGTTTATTCTGGTTGACGCTGGTTGACGTGTTGACAGATGTTAACGTTTTGCTTTCCCGGTGCTTCCGCTGGGCTTCCCGGAGGTATTCTCGGCGTTCAATGGAGCGCATCTTCTCGCGGTACAGTGCATAGTTGGTAATCACCCATCCCCATTCCCGGTGAGCGTCCAAAAGTACGATCCGGCGTCCCTCATTGCCCTTGGTCCGGCTGCGCTCGTCGGGGCTTTCCAGCTCCCGGATACCCTTTTGGATGAAATCCAGCGGCCAGCCGGTGGTGCCGGCGATGGCTTCCGGGGTCATGTCCACGGTGCCATTCATGTCAGCAAGGGACAGAAAGACCAGAAAAACGGCGCTCGCTTCAAAATGCCCATAAAGCGAACCGCCCCAAATCGTGCTGAATATCTTCGTATAACCAGCCATGTCAACACCTGTTGCTTATGTGTGTTGACGCACATTACATCAGGTATTCACCTGATGTCAATGAAGAAAAAAGACGCCCCCGCGCCGGTCAGTTGGCGCCCAAAGGAGGAAAAGCGGCGGTGCGTTGGGGTGCGCACCAGGGAGTGACCGGATCGCGTCGGTGGGGCGTCAAGAGTCATAGCATGTCAGTGGGGGCTTCACATACCCGAAGAACCGCCAGTAATCGCTTATAGGACGGGTTTTTTAGCCCTCCGGCAAGCAGGAGCTGTACCCACCGCTGGCTCACACGCGCCTTGGAGGCGATTTCAGCGGTACCCAGTGAGGACTTTTTGACGGCCCTCTGCGCCTGTTTCATCATATCCATGAGCCAAGCGTAGCACAGGGCCAGACGAAATTCTATACGCCTGACGAAAATATTTGCGCGAAATGGGTTGCATTTTGAGATAGGGGCGACTATGCTTGTTCCCAGACCAAGCCCATCGGGGCACTAATTCAGGAGAAGGATATGCAGCACATCAGCTCAGCCACCCAACAAAAGATCGCCGCCGAGATAGGGGCTTTCGTGTTTATCTCTTTCTCGGTCTTTCAGGCACATGGAGCGAATCGGACGCGCTACACAGTCCGGAAGCCGCGTGGAAAGAAGAATATCCATCTGATCGGCTATGAAAACGGTTCAATCGAAATGGTGTCGAAATGAACCGCTATTTCGATAAATACACTGGCAAACCTCTGGACAAGCCTAGTGACGCTTTCCCATCTCAGACTGAGGAAAAGTGTGACGAATGCGGCTCTTTTCTAATTGAGCGTTGTGTTCGGTGTGGCGCTCCAGTTTGCTGCCCGAAATGTTGCGCAGAGTCCATGAATAAACATAGCGAATTCTGTCCATGCAGTATTGAAGGTGCTGAAAATTGCACAGTTCTTTGTTCATGTAAGAACGCCTAACCGCCCACGGGCACTGATTCGGAGGAGATAGAGATGCAAAGTTATTGGGTCACATTTGAAGACGGTAGCGCAGGCTGCTGCTCGGGGCAATCGCCAGTTGACGCAAAGAACATCGCAGAAAAACTGACTGGCAAAAAGGTGCCCAGCACCAAAGAGTGGATAACCGAACAGCGGAAAGTTGGCAAATGCTCATACATGAAAGAAACCTTTGATGTAAAGCCTTTGCCATATCCAGCTACGCCGATTATCTGGCAATTCGATCATCCCGTCTACGGCAAATGTCCGGCATTTTGCTATTCACCAAAACAATGCGCTGGTAGAACAAGCTGCCCAAAATCACATGCTTGTGATGATTAAGCCTAACCCACTTTGCCGGAGACCACCAATGAAAGTAAGTAAATGCAGCGAGTCGAAGGCGTCCCCCGTTGAACTGCTGACGTTTGAGCAAATCAAGGAGCAGGAGGGGGTTTATTCGTCGCCTGATTTTTGTTGCCCCGAATCTACCCGGTTAATTGTTGTCACAAAAGACGGACTGAAAGATTCCTATGCAATTTTATATTACGACGGCACAGAGTTACGTTCCAGTCATACCAAACGGGGCACCTTATTCGGAGGAGATGATGCTTAAGAAAACACGCCTCACCACCACGCTTGCGCTGCTGAAACAGCACCGCGCCTGTGCATCGGGTTACAAAATACTGCTGGCATCGCTGCCCGCAAACTATCCACAAGATAAGCCCATCAGCCTGCTGCATATCCTGGAGTCGAATGGTGTGCAGGACATGATGTGGGCGCTGCGGGCGACCAAGGACGAACCCAAAGTGCGTGTTGCAATCTGCGCCGATATGGCGGCGAGAGCGCTGAAACATTTTGAGGCGCGCTACCCGGACGACAAGCGTCCGAGCGAGTGCATCAAGGCGTGCAGACTATTTGTGCGTGGCAAAATTAGTTTGGAGGCTTTGCAGAAAGCCGCCTCTGCCGCCGATGCCGCCGCCGATGCCGCCGCCGATGCCGCCGCCTCTGCCGCCGATGCCGCCGCCTCTGCCGCCTCTGCCGCCTCTGCCGCCGACTATGCCGCCTATGCCGTCGCCGATGCCGCCGATGCCGCCGATGCCGCCGATGCCGCCTATGCCGCCGCCTATGCCGCCGATGCCGCCGATGCCGCCTATGCCGCCGCCTATGCCGCCGATGCCGCCGATGCCGCCGGTATCGAAAAAGAACGTGCAGCGCAGGCTCGCATCATTCGTAAATATATTTGCTGAGGAGATCACCCATGGAAGTCGCTAAATGCGTGAATCAAAAGCCGAACTGGAAAAGGAGCCGAAATGAAAATCCAAAAGTACACACACCAACATGGAAATGACTTTTCCGCAATTATGGAATGTGAACATTGCGGCCATACGGGCGAGAACAAATACGGTTATCACGACGGCTTCTACCATGACCGTGTGATTCCACAAATCTTCTGCGCCTCATGTGGTAAAAACCGCGAAGGCTCAACGGTTAAGACCGATGATGCCGTAAACGGGGAAACAAGGATTTAACCATGAGCACCCTCCACGACTACGCACCACGGATAGAACAGCGCGAGCGCAATTCCATGCGCATCCGTCACGCCCTCCACCATATCGGGATGCTGGTGGTCATCATCTACATCCTTTCGCCACTGTTGAGGTGATTTATGTGTATGCCCGACACCGAAGAGATGCGCTCCATAATGGATGCCGTCAACGAGATGGCTGACGAGCTTGGCCTTCCGCCCCTCGAAGCCCCGGAACCGATCAGCGTATTGCCTGCTGAATGGTCCGAACCGCCCATGCGCCGCTGTGCGTGTGGAAACGAATACCAATATGAATGTGAAAGCTGCCGCGCGATGCAGCAGGAGGCGACCCGTGGCTACTGAATATTATCCTTTCGACGAGGACGAAGATGCCCGCAATGTCGCAGAACAGCAGAAGGACATGGAGGAACGCCAGCAATACCTTCAGATGACCTATGAGCAGTTGCGCCGTAAGATCATGTACGGCACGGTTATCGAAGCGGATACGGTCAGTCTGGATATTCTGGCCCGTGATCTGGGACTGAAGGTGATTCCGGTCACACTCACCCAGCCGGTGGATTATCCGCTGAATTATGGCGCGACAGATTAAATTTCGCCCGTATGGGCATAACGTGGAGTGAAGTGAGATGAGAGTAGATGAATTTTTCGACAACAAGTACTTGGCGGCAGCCGATCTGAATGGTCACGAAGTCAAAGTCACTATCTCAGCCGTGGATGTTGCCAAATTCGACAACGGAAACAAGCCAGTCCTGATGTTTGCAGGAAAGAAAAAGGGCATGACTCTGAACAAGACGAATGCCGGCAAACTGAAGGCCCAGTGGGGTTCTGAAATGAATGACTGGATCGGGAAAGAAGTGATTCTGTTTCCCGACACCACTGAGTTTCAGGGCCGCACGGTGGATTGTCTGCGTTTGCGTCCGGTGCTGCCGATTGTAAATGCAACGGCAACCGAACCAAACGACGATATTCCTTGGTAAACCAAGACCGGGAGGCTTCGGCCTCCCTTTTGGAGAAGCATAGTGCATTATTACGACATAGTTGACGGTCAGGTTGTCCCGCGCCATTTCGTGCCGGTTGCGAGCCGTCCGGGGGATCTGAGACCCAGTACCATCCGGGATGCCAAGAAGGGCAAGTGGTGGCCGTCCGTCACCACCATTCAGAATCTGCTGGATAAGCCCGCGCTCAAGATGTGGCTGGTTGAACAGTATCTGGGGCAGGCGTGGAAAACAGAACGGGGCAATTCCTTCGAGGAATGGCTGCAAGCCGTCAAATTCAATGCCGATCAGGCCATGAATGTTGCGCCGGATGCTGGCTCAGACGTTCACGATTCACTGGAAAAGTGGTTTAAGGGCGAGAAAGTCCCTGATGCGCACCGGGCAATTTGTGAAAACGTCACCGCGTGCGTCAATGCGCGCTGTCCCGGTCAGGCATGGGAAGTGGAAAAGCCGTTCGTGCATCCGCTGGGATTTGGCGGAAAGATTGACCTGTCCTCGGCAGAATGGGTGATTGATTACAAAACCAAGCAGCGGGCCCATCAGTGGAAACCCGGCAAGATGGCCTATCCTGAACATATCCGGCAGCTTGCGGCCTATCGGCGCGGCAATCAAAACCTGATGGCTCGTTGTGCCAACCTGTTCGTCTGCATCGAAACGGGTGAAGTGGAATTTATCGAACACCCCGAAGAAGCCTTGCAGACCGAATGGGAGACCTTTACAGACCTGCTCAGGATATGGCTGAGACAGGCGGGTTATAAACCAGGAGAGCCGACATGACCGATAAAGTCAAACCGCTAGCGTGTCCGTTTTGTGGAGGTATTCCTACTCTGAAATATCAGGGTAATGACCATTCGCGAACGCGGCGCTTAACAATTAAATGTACCGGCTGTCGAATAAGCCTTACTCATGCCGCAATAACACATGGCTTTGATTGGTTGGAACAACAGATATTCCATGACTGGAACCGCCGCATCCCACCGGCAGGGTGGAAGCTGGTGCCGATTGAACCAGATGATAAGCAAATTGCACATTCAATGACGGCAGTAAGGGCGGCTAACATTTCAGTAAAGGGGAAACTAGAATCTGCCGAAGCTATTGAACGTGTATTGCTGCGCGTAGCATACCAAGCTGCTATCTCAGCCGCCCCGGAGAACGACGATGAACAAAGCTAAACTTTCAGCCCTGTGCGCCCTTCGTGTCAGCGACAAGGTGACGGAGGCTGAAATTAACGATGCGATGGAGGGTGAGTGATGAGTGACACATCTCATATAGACGACATGCTTTTTCAGGCTGCCTGTTATAAAAGCAATGCGGCAGAAGCTGAATATGACGCTGCTTTGGAAGCAAAGCGTCCCTTCATGCTATTACGTCCCCGCATCTTTATTGACGGACACCAGTGGTGTGTTTTGTATGGAGACGATCTACAAGATGGGGTGGCAGCGTTTGGTGAGACCCCCGAAAAGGCGGCGGTCCAATTTGATTTGGCATGGCTAAATAGCAAAGCCAAAAGTGATGTGTTGCCATGACACCCACCGACCTCGAAACGCTGCGTGCTGCGGTTGGCCCCATGTCTGGGACGATAAGTATTGGCAATGTATCAGTCTCCAAAGAAGCCCTCACCGCCCTGCTGGCGGAATATGAGCGGATGCGGGAGTGGATAGCAGGTAATGGCAGACACACAAAAGAGTGTGAGCGCAGACCTGTAATGCCAGTTGGCACATTTGCTGGATGCACCTGCGGTCTCGACGCTCTACGCGCCACGCTGAAGGAGACGGAGCATGAGTAAACCATTTAATGAGCTTCATAAAAGATTGTCGCCAGAGGCGCAGGAACGCGCGGGGATGCTTTTGGAATATCATCCCGAACTCCGCACCCTTTTGACCGAACGCGATGTGCTGAGGGAGCTAGTCGTGCATATGTGGATACACGATGGCTACCCCAGAAATGGTTATAGCGATATGACCACTGAACAGAAAGTGCTATATGAAAAAACCATTGAAGACGGTGTTTCCTGAGCAAGGGAGAGCGGGGATGAATAAAAAATCCATTGCACAGACAATGAAAGATGCGGGCTTTAAGCCGCTCTCTAAAGAACAACAGCGACAAAATCTTGAAGCATTAACCCCTGTTTGGAGTGAGGAGCAAAACGCCATGACCACCAAGACTGACCGGGCGAGAGAGTGTGCGAAGGAAATCAGATGGTTTGTAGATCAAGCCGTCGATGGGCGTGGGAAAGCCACGATACCCGAGATAATAACCACATTGGAAAAGCAGATAATAACCACATTGGAAAAGCACTTCCCGCCGAGTGTGCCGGGCGAAAGCATGGTTATTACTCGGCCCCGATTCTGGTCAAAAGCGGAATGCAATGCATGGCAACAGGCTATCCCGGATTTGTTTGAAGCATTTGATAACCTTGAAGCGGCGCGAATTTCAGAAACCGTACCTTCAGATGAAGCTTATGTGCCGGTGAGTAAGCTGGAGTCTTTGCAGCGGTATGATGACTGGCGTCCAGATCCAAATGGGGATTCGGTTAATTGGACTGACATAGAAGCACTCATCGCGGAGGCGAAGTGATATGAGCATACCCCTAGAAATCAAACTATTCGGCATCATCGGACTGATAATTGCCTCCTTCTTGGGAGGCTACCACCTCTCCGATCTGCGCTGGACGGCGAAAGAGAACCGCATCGCCGCTGAGACCGCCCTCCACTTGCAGAAGGTGGAAGCCCGGAATGTCACCCTTCAGGCCAAGCTGGATGACGCCCTGAATAACGTCAAAACGGTTACTGTAACCATCATCAAGAGGATACCGTATGTCGTCAATCACTACATCGAAAAGCCCGGTCAGCCGGTTAAAGAGCGTCGTACTTATCAGCTTACTTGGGGTTCTGTCCGGTTGTGGAACGCCGCGCTTGGTCTATCAGTGCCCGGCACCCCCGCCGGCGCTTCTGATGCCGATCCCGAAGCTCTCACCCTTAGCCCCATCAGTCTCGAAGACGCCTTCCGCAACCACGCTGAGAACGCCAGCATCTGCCGACAGGCCATAATTGGGTATAACGGGTGGCGGGAATGGTTCAGGAATGTGAAGGAAAAGCAGAAATGAAGCATTTGAAGCCGGGAACCAAGCAATGCCAATGCGCCGGATGCGGCGAATATTTCCGGTCAGTTACGGGATTCGATTCCCATAGAAGCGGCCCCTACACGGCTAGAGTTTGTCTGAATCCTGCCGAGTTGGGGATGGTCAAGAACGGCTACGGGTTCTGGATGCAACCTTGGCCGGATGGGCGTCTATGGGATTCACATAAAGGGTTATCAGGCGAGATTAGCTAAAGGCGGGGGTTTTCTTGAATATAAGAAAGCCGCCTAAAAGACGTAACTGGCAGAGGCTGCGCATGACCCATCCGTTCTCCGGGGCCCCGCTGGTCCGTCTGCCAGTCATCGCCGCGCAGCGTAACTATACCACAAAATAGAGATATTGCAAATTACCGATATATC